CAGACTGCCGCCCCATACTGACTGGATATCCTTCCATTCTCCCGCGGTCGCCCAGGCCATACCCATTAGGCCCATCATTTCGGAGACAATATCCTTCACCGTGTCCAGTGTAGCGTTGAATATGCCCTGCATATCTCCGGCGACTCCGCCGACAATGCTTCCGATGCTCTTCATCGCATCGTTAAAGCTGACCACGGTCTGCATGGCCTGCCCGCTGGAGTCGGCCACGCTCTTCATCTCGCTGCTGAACTTGCTCAGGCTGTCATCGCACGCGCCCAGCTGGTTCTGCATGTCCGCCAGGGCAGCGCGGGCCTTGTTCAGCTTTTCGGCCCACTTGTCCTGTACTTCCTGATTGTCCGCGTATTCCTTCTTGCTGTCCGCGAGGGCCTTCTCCAGCGTTTTGACGATCTTTTCCTGCTGCTGGATCTGCTTCTGCAGGCTGGCCATTTTCGTGCGCGCCTTGTCCTGCTCGCTTGCGTTCCTGCCAAGCTCAGCCGTCTCCGCCTTCAGCTCTGACCGCAGCACCTTCAGCGAACGATAGGCGTCGTTCAGCGCCTTTTTATACTGTTGTTCCCCGTCCAGTTGCAGTTTGGACGCAATCGTGCCGTCGTTCGCCATGTTCTCAGTCCTTTCCTGCCATCATATGCCGCATGCTCTTCCCGTAGTTCATGTGGCTGTCATAATCGCATCTCCAGTAGTACATATCCAGAATGAATCCGGGAGTCATATGACGCATTTCCCGCATCGTCAGTCCGGCGATCAGGCCGCAGCTGTAGATGTTCCGCTCCGTCATCATGCTCCCGGTCTTCAGTTTTTTCCCGTTTCCTGTTCCTTCAGTTCATCCAGGTATCCGTCACGGATCTGGTCGTCTTCCTCGTCCTTGCTCTGCATCCGGTTGCCGTCTGCCACAGCCTCCTGGATTGCCTTCATCATGCCGTTCAGCCGTCCGATGCTGCTGTGCTTCGTCAGCAGGCCCTCGCCGGTGACCGGTTCGATGACGGTCTTTCCTTCCTGTTCAGCCATGTACTCCGCGCCGGCGTTCGCCAGGATCACGAACACGTCCCGGACAACTTCAACGTCCCGGCTTACCATTTTCTGCATACCTTCAGAGAGTCCGCCGAACTTGTCCCGGATCGCCTCCATCGCGCTCATATCAAACCGAAGGATGTATTCCTTGCCGTTCTTCCCTGTGTACTTAACCATTTTTCTTACGCTCCTTTTACACTCATATTGAGAAAAACGGGAGCGGATGGTTTTGTGTCCTTCCGCTCCCTTGTTCCCGATCAGGTGCTGATACCGGCCTTCACGTTCAGCCATGCGATGGCGTCCGTCTCGGCCGCGAAATCCGCCTCCAGGCGGAACCGGTTGTCCAGATCGGACTTCGGCTGCACGGCGAAGATCTCGCCTTCGATGGTCGGCTGCCTGTACTGGGTGCTCTCGCCCTTGGTCTCCATTTCCTCGTTCATAGAGAACTGGACCTTCCAGTACCAGTACGCGATGAACGGCTTGTCGGAGATCAGGTTGTCCTTCCAGACATAGCCGCAGCCAACATACGGGGACGCCTTGTCGCCCAGGGCGTATTCCTGGGTTTCTCCGGTTCCCGCCGTGTTGTAGTTGGTAATATCCAGAAGCATGTTCCGGTCGGTCCTGTTCAGGTACGTGCTGTCGATGCTCAGCGTGCCGCTGGTGACGGAGTTGTCCTTGTCCACCAGCTTGTCATCGCCGTACAGCTTCACGTCGCCGCGGTTCCAGTTCACGTTCGCCTTCATCAGGTGACCGACCTTTTTCCCGCTGGAATAGGTCGGCGCGGATCCGGCGGATTCCGTTTCCAGCTTCGCAACGACCAGATTCTTCAGAGTAACCTGTGCCATATGCGTTTCCTCACTTTCCTGCGATATATTCGTTCAGCGCTTTCTGCATCGCGTCGTATACCTGCGGCTTTGCAGTTTTTTCCGCCTCTGTCACGAACTTGTCGCCTTTGATTGCTTTAGTTCCTTTTTTCGTTTGATTCCTGCCGTAGTGCAGGATGTACGCTTTCTGCGCGTTGGTGATCCGGTGCGTGTCTGTCCCATGCGGATAGACGCTGATTTCAAGTCCGTCTTTCCCGGATGTGACGTCTGTCATGCTAACGCCGTCGCGCATTGCATAGGTGACATGGTGCTTCGCTTCGATTTCTCCACGCCATGCATCTTCAAGCACTGCCGCTCCGGCTTTCAGCATCTTGACCTCCGCTTCTCCGCGCAGGCCGCTTTCGATCGCCTTCAGCCGGTTCTCCAGCTCGTCAAACCCCGATATCGTCAGCCTTGCCATCCGTCTCACCGTCCTCCGGTTCCGTGTCCGGCTGCGGATCATCCGGCTGCGGCTGCGGATCAGGTTCCGGCGGATCAGGTTCCGGCGGATTGTCCAGTTCCGTCAGGTATTCCAGCAGCTCAAACTTCCACCGCCATCTCACGGCCATCAGATCGCGCACAAAGTCGTGCCCGTTCACCGTGAACGACATGTCTTTCTGATCCCGCAGCACTTCCTGCACGGCGTGCGCCTTGCGGTTGTCCCCGTCCATCAGGTAGAGGATCACCTCTCCTTTCTGGCTCTGCATGATCAGCCGGTCGTCGCCCCAGATCTGCGTCGGTTCCCCGGCGAGCGCAACCACGCCGTAGTCCCTCCGCCCCATGTCGTTGTTCTCGTCGATCCAGGTTTCCCTCGCGAAGTCAATCCCCGTCGCGCTCAGATCCGTGACCAGCTCCTCTATGCGGTCCGTTGTCGTCGTCTCAGGCATTGATATCACTCCTCTGGCATACGAGCTCGATGCCGCCGTCGTTCGTCGGATAATTCCGGATGATGTCGTATACCTTCCCCTGATAGCGCACGGTGAGCTCGTTTCCGTACTCCCCCGCGCGGCTCAGTTTCAGCACGACTTCCGGTTTCAGTCCTACGTTGTCGGCGTCATAGTATTCCGTCCGTGTTACGCTCATTTCCTGGCAGAAGCGCTTCGCCTCCGTCGTCTCCGGCGTATTGAACACGCCCCGCGCCTTTGTGGTCTCGCTGATCAGATAACAGATCTTCCGCCTGATCATCCTTCCCCACCTCCGGCGGCCTCGCTTTCCGGTTCATCGTTCTCCCCGTCCAGCCAGTCCGTGTATCCCGTGGCGCTCATCAGCTGCTTCTTCTGCGTTTCATAGCTCTGAAGCACATTCTGATATTCGCCCGCGGAGATATTCCAGTTCATGTTCACATACGTCATGATCGCCCGCCGGACCAGCGCGTCCGTCTCCACGTTCGCCTTCGTGACGCCTGCAATGCCCAGATCCGCCTTCGCCGCGTCGATCAGATCCTGGATCTCATCCTCATATTCGGTATCTGTCACGCCCAGCATGTTCTTGCACTTCTGCAGCAGTGTCAGCGTTGTCGCCGTGTTTGTTGCCGTGCCCTGGTTCTCAGACATTCCTCGTCCCTCCGGTTTCTGTGTAAAAGTAACCCCTGCCGGCGAGCGTGTTCCGGCAGGGGACTGTCAGGGCGTTTCCGCCCGTTCAGCTGTTTTCCTTCAATCCCTCACTGATCAGTTTGTCCCGTGTTGCTTCATCCATGCTGATCTTCATCAGATGGCCCAGTTTGATGCTTGAATCGCAGAAAATTTTGATGTCCTGCTGCTTTGCCCTGTAGCAGAAGCTGAGATCTTCGCCCAGCCCTGCGATCGGGAAGAACGGCACTCCGTAGACGCTCATGGCCTCCAGCATGTCGATCTTTTGCAGCACGCAGGCGAATCCGCACCCCTCCACCTCGAAGAGGCTGCCCCGCGGATAATCATAATAATTGTCCGCGATTGCTTCCCATCCGATGCCGTCATGTTTCACGTCGATGTGCTTGAAGATGCATGGCTTGAATGGAGGCCTGCGCCCGAAGCACAGGCCCGTCAGCATCATCCTGTCCCCGATGGAAGCCATCATGCGCTCCATCAGATCCGGTTCAAAGGTCATGTCGCTGTCCAGCCAGAGCAGGTAATCAAACCCGCCCTGTTTCAGCGCGTAATCCATCAGCTGGTTCCGCGCGTCATAGACCAGCGATCCGCGCAGGTAGCGGATTTCCACCTCGCCCACCATGCGCATCTTTTCCAGGCACTCAATAAACTCTGCCGGCATGACGTCCATGCACGGTATTCCGATCAGTGTCTTCATGAATTTTTACGCTCCTTTTCTGTCCGTCATCAGGTCGCGCGTACGTAGCGGACGATGGCTTTCGGGTCGGCCAGTTTGCCGTCGGCCAGCGTCATGGCGCGCCATACGCGGTTGCCATAGCGGAAGTCGGTCTCGTCGCTGGAAGTCACTTCGATGTCCGCGGCGAAGTTGAACTTGTAGGCCTTCAGATCGCCGAAGTACACCTCGTCGGTACCGGCATTGCCGTCCACGATGACCGGGTAGCCGAGGACGTTGTACTTCCGGGGCTCCTGCGGGTCGTTGACCACGACGCGGTTGTTCTGGCTGTCCACCATGCCCAGCACTTCGCCGAAGAACAGGGCGGGCGGCATAACGAAGGTGGCGTTGGGATGATACTGACCAGGCAGATCGCCCATGATCTTGGTCAGATCCTTCCACTTCATGGCAGCCGCGGTATAGGTGCCGTCGGGCGTGCCCTTTGTGGCGATGATGCCCAGGCATTCGCCGGAGGTGCTGCCGCCGCCGTTCAGGATGCCGTTGTCGATCGCCTTTTCGATCTTGTTCGCCAGGCGGGCGACGAGCCACTGCTCGAATGCGTCAACGCTCATGGCCTTGACGTCCGCGGTGATGCTCACGGTCTTGATCAGCTTGTACGCGCTCAGCGTGACAGCGGCGATCGCATCCGCGCTGTCCACGGAAGCGCTGCCCATGGCCACCCAGGAAGCCTCCGCGACGGAGCTTTCGGCGGGATAGGTCACATTGTTCGGGAAATGGGTCACATCGACCGCGGCGATCAGCGGATTCAGCTCCAGCTTGCCGACGATCTCGTTCATGGTCTGCGTGGGGATGGCCGCGCTGGCGGTCATGGCGTCGCGCTCCTGCGCGTCCAGTTCCTTGCCCTGCAGCTTCTTCAGCCAGGCATTGCGATATTCTTTGCTGCCGACTTCAAACATTTTCTTTTCCTCCTGCGTTTTTTCTTCAAAGGTCCTGACAACCTTTCCGGAATCGCGTTTCGCGATCTTGCTGATCAGCGCGGCGCGTTTCTCCGCCTTCCGGCTGATCTCGGCCTTCCGGCCTTCGACCTGGTCGATCAGCTGCTCCAGCTGGTCCAGGTCATCGCTGAGGCCCTCGACGATTTCAGCAACTTCCGCGGGCAGTTCCTCCGCGGGTGCTTCGCCTTCTTCGTCTTCCTCGCGCTCTTCACCCTCGCCGGCAAGCTCTTCCAGCTTCGCCTGGATGGCAGCGAGCAGCGCGTCCAGTTCCTCAACGCTCATTTCGTCCAGATTGAACTCCATGCTTTTGTCCTCCTGTATTATTGTTTCCTTCAGCCCCTGGCGCCGGCCAGCTTCGCCTTCACCTTCAGCATCCGGATCCTCTTCATCCGCGCTTCCGCAGCGAGTCTCTCCGCCCGCTCTTCCTGGATCACTCCGTCCATTCTCTTTTTCCGCTCGGATGATATTTCCGTCCCGGGATTGGCCGGGATTGAAACCGCGCTCACGTCGTAGATCTTGCCCAGCTTCTTTACGCGCCAGGTCTTTGTCGCCGCGTCATACTGTTCGTCCTCGATGATGAAGCAGAAGCTCATCCGGTCCACCAGGCCCGTACTGATCGCCTCGTACAGCTTCCGGCTGTCCTGCGTCAGCCCCAGATCCGCCTCGATCATCAGGCCGTGCTCGTCCACCGTCAGCGTCAGGCTGCCGTTCCGCGTCCTGGCGTAAACCATGCCCATATGGTCGAACTGCATGATCACGTCGCTCATGTCCGCATCGTCAAAACAGTGCGGATCCATGACTTCGTAGACGTCTTTTCCGTCCATATCTTCAAACAGGGCGTAGGGCTCGTTGAAGGTCGTCGCGTATCCGCGCACCTTGTACGACTGCTCCGCCTCGCCCTCAGCACGCGCAGCTGCCATCACCGGCATGCTGCGGTATTCCCGCGTATCAGTCTTCGGCATTCTCTTTCCCTCCGATCACTGTTACTGTCTCTTCATCTTTGTCCGGATCCTTGTATTCGCCCCGGACCAGGAACGTGTCGCCGCCCTCGATCGGCGGCAGGCCCCATATCTCCCTGATCTCGTTCCGGTTCATGATGCCCCGGTCCGCCATCTGCGCGCTCACGTCCAGCTTTTCCTTTGTGCTGGCATACTGCAGCCGGTTGCTCGTCACCGTGACCAGGTTCCCCATACTGATCTCGCGCCGGCTGAAGGTCATCTTCGTCAGCGCCTCGCTCAGGGAAACCGCCAGAGGCTCCAGCTTTCCGTCATAGAAGGCCGCCCAGGAATCACCGACCGCCTTGTTCTGCAGGATATCCATGTTCACGCCGAAATAGTTGAACACGGATTCCTGGATCAGCTTCATCTGGTCCGCGTCCACGATGAACGGCTTCTGGTCGATCTGCTTCGCGTCCACGTACTGGTTCGGCATCAGCAGGATCCCGCCGCTCTCTCCCTGCAGGTTCTCCCGGTTGAACCGCTCCCGTTCTTTCTTCAGGTCTTCCGGCTTCACAAAGTTGGAGAGCCGCGCCATGAAGCGGAACGTCGCGCTGTTTTTGATGCCTTCC